TGTATCAATACCATATTGTCTTCAACCATTTATTGACTTAGGATAACCGAGTAATGTTTTATTCTGACTATATCCAAACGTTACGCCTTTAGATAAGATGCCTGAACCATCAATGTCGCCACCGTCAGCCTCTTCTAACCAACCTTTGAATAGATTTTTGACGCCGCCTTTTAACTTCTTGTACATAGCGCCCATTAATTGACCGGGTACACCTTTAATCATGCTAAAGTCTACGCCCATCATACTCATAACTTTATCAACAAGTTTGCCCGGGTTAGAAATGTAGTCGAACACGTCTCCTACTTTTTCATCGAATGCGTCTTTAACTTCTTTCGCTTTCTTCTTAGCGCCTTCTACTCCGTCTGATACTTTCTTAATTTTGTCAGTGTTTTTTCCTGATTTACGACCTAACCAGCCACCTACTTTGCCTCTCCAACCTGATCCGTCAGCAAAACGTGGTAGGTCGTTCATAGCATTGTAAGTTTGTTTACCGTTCGCAACTTTCGTTCCTTTAGGTAAGTAAGCTAGGGTATCAGTATCAGGTGTGATGATTGTTTTACCGTTAGGATATTGAATAGTTTCATGTCTGAAACCATTAGGACCATTACCTCGTCCTTTATCTCCTACGACAGCTAACGTATCATCAGTCAACGCACCGTTTTGTGTACCAGTATGAAGTGGTTTAATCATTTCTTTACCCATACCAAGCTTGTCGCCGACTTTGTTTACGCCACCAATCATTAAGTTTAAGCCACCGATAACGTGTTTTTTCAAGCCGTCAGCTAATTTCTTAGCATTCTCAACTACGCTATCTTTCATGCCTTTAACCATATCTTTGATGCCTTTAACAAAGCCTTTAATTCCGTCTCTAGTTCGTTTGAACATATCAACAACACTATTTTTTAATCTAGTAGCCATATTGACTGCTGTAGATCTGATTGAATTCCATGCAGTTGATGAGAAGTTTCTTAATTTCGTTAGTATTCCACGAACACTTGACATCAAGCCGTTAAAACGATTACGAACATTATTCCAAATGCCCTGTGCGATTGTCGTTATTCTATTTCTTATGGCGTTCCATATGCTTATAGCAACGTTTCTCAATTTGTTAAAGATTGAGCGTACAGAATTAAGTAATTTTGTAAATCTTGAGCGAACGCCCGACCACAATGATTGAGCGAATCCGACTACTCGATTTCTTAAATTCTGCCATAAGTTCACGGCAAATGTTCTTAAGTTTGAGAAGATACTTCTAACTGATTTGAGTAGACTATTAAATCTTGTTCTTACACCAGTCCATAATGACTGTGCAAAGTTGACTACTCTATTTCTCAAGTTCTGCCATAGATTAACAGCAAATGTTCTTAAGTTTGAGAATATTTTTCTAACTGAATTAAGCAAGTTGTTAAATCTTGTTCTTACTCCTGTCCAGATATTTTGTGCCATTCTAACAACAAAGTTTCTGATTGCTGTCCAAATGTTCACTAGGAATTTATTCATAGCCGTGTAGATTGTTCTAGTCGTATTCAGTGTATTCGTGAATGAAGTCTTAACTCTATTAACAATAGCTGATAGACTTCGTGTAAATATACCTCGTATTGCTCCCCACAAGTTTGTGAATAGTCCTCTGAACAGTCCAGCAAAGCCACGAACAACGCCCATGACACGACCTATAAACCATAATTGTACGGCGTTCCAGATTAATCTTAAAGCACCTGATGCTACTTGTAAGATACCCTGCCAAACACCTTTCCAATTTCCAGTAAATAGACTACTGAATATCTTAATCGTTCCAAGAATGACATCTAATGCGCCTGTAATAACGCCTTTGATATTATTCCATACGCCAACGATTAAAACTCTGATTGCTGGCCATATGAATTTCATTAGTGACCATATTGCGCCCATAATCGGACGGATAATAGTTCCCCAAATGAAATTAAATGTTGCACTAATTACTGATCCAACTTTTTGTAACGCCTCTGTTATTTCAGCGCCATTCTCATTCCAGTAAGTTGATAACTGTCCACCTATTTGCATAGCAAAGTCTTTAACAGCGCCTACAATACTTGTAAACACGCCTTTTACTTTGTCAGCGAATATTGTTAAGCCCTGTACAACGTTTGGAGGAAGGATACTAGATAATGTAATAACACCGTCTTGTCCACTACCTTTGAATAGTTGGAAGAAACCTTTTACAATACCGATTGCTGATTTAAACGCATTAACTACGCCTGATATAGCACCGTTTACAATTCTTCTAAACGTTTCAGACTTAGCATAAGCGACTGTAAATGCTGTACCTAATGCGACTATGCCTAATGTTATCCAACCAACTGGACCAGTAAGAATACCGATTGCGCTAGCTAGTTTAGGGAACGCTGATGTAAAGCCTGCAACAACTCCCTGAGCGCCACTAATCGCTGTTACGAATTTTGAAAAGAAGGCTAAGAATGTTCCGAATGTTGTAAACAATGTTCCAACTAACATACCGACTTTAGCGAATATTGTTAGTAATGGACCAATCGCCACTAACGTTATACCGATCCACTTAGCAATGTTACCTAATGTTGATTGAGTTTCTTTGTCTAAACCTTTCCACCAACCAACAACTTTTCCAATACCGTTACCCATTTTGTCGAATGCGCTACCAATCTTTTCGCCTGTTTCTTCAGCCCATTTAGCAGCAGCAGGAGAACTTAATAACTTTTCGAACTCATGAAGTGACGTTTTTGCTTTCTCGAATACACCACTCAATAGATTTTCGCCAATAATACCGATATACGCTTTCGTATTCTGTACCATACCTTTGAATGATTTACTGTAAGCAGCAGCCATTCCACCTGCAAAGTCGTCCATAACAGTTAGGAATTCTTTAGATGATACTTCGCCATTCGTAACCATTTCTCTGAACGCTTCATAAGAAACGCCCATATGTTTAGCCATAGCGTTACTAAAGCCTGGCATACCTTCTTCAACCATGTTAAGTTCTTGTGTCATCAATTTACCCTGACCTTGAACTCTGTTGAAGATCTGTGCCATATCTGCTACTGGTCGTCCACTACCTACTGCAGCGTCGCCTACTAACTTGATATACTTCTCAAGTTCAGCGCCTTCTTTTACTCCTGCAGCTAAAGCTCCAGCTGCAATATCTGTACCTTCAGCCATCGTAGTCATTCCACCTTTGATGGCTTTGGTAACTTGATCCGTAATACGCCCAACATCTTTCGTGGAATATCCTAAACCTTCTAGCTTAGCCTTAGCAGTATCTAAACCAACTAATCTATCAAAACCTAGCTTAGCTGTTATCCCTGCCATAGCTGTCCCTGCTATCAGTGCTGGCTTTGTGATTTTACTTGTTAAACTACTACCAACAGACGCTGTCTTTCTTGAAAAGTCCTGTATGCCTTTACCAGCTGTTTTAAAGTCATCGCCAGCTCTTGCAATACTTTGCATACCTTTAGACATACTTCGTTCCATAGATGACGCTGTACGGCTTGTTGCTTTCTCTATATCGCTTAATCTTTTACTTATCTGATTAAATGCGCTTTCCATACCACTAGCATTGGAGGTAAACTTCGCCTGTAATTCCTTTACAGTTGCCATTTATTTTACTCCCTTCTTTGATAATATTAATCTATTACGATTTCATTTGATTTTCTTTCATTCTTCGTTCTCGTTCTTCTATTTTCTTTTGAACACGTTCAGGCCACTGATACTTTTTAGCAGGTCTAGGTTTATCCTCAATCTGTTCACGTTTCGGCTGTATCTCTTTCATGAAACGTTTAACATTCTTCATATCTTCTTTAGATTGAGGGTTACTGTTCAACCTAGAAATGAATTCCATATAGTAGTCTGTCTGTTCCTTAATCGCTTTCCGTTTTGCACTTTCTAAATTCGTCATCAAATGAGCCAATAATTCATTAAAAGGCGTATTCAAAACTTCACCACGCCCACCTAAGTCTTTGCTTAGTTTGTTAATGATTACTTCCTCGATTTGAATATCGCCTTTAGTTAAGTTATTATTATCTATTCCTTCTTCGGAAAGATTGCTCTGATTACTGTTGTGAAGGAATCTTTTGACTTTTTTAAACGTTCAACCAATCGTGGAATATCATTCACTTCGATTACTGCGTCAACAATGTCTAGGAATGAATAAATATCCTGTTCACTCAATACTTCATAATCGATTTTAGATGCGATAGCTACTAAGTTTTGTAATGTTTCAGGTGCGTTTTCTAATAGTATCTCGAATGATCCAAGAACATCATTATAGAATTGAGCGCCAACCTGTCTAAATGCCTCGCCTTCAGGAACTTGTTGAACATTTTCCTGTCCTTCAGCTACTGCTTTTTCGTATGCTTTCTTATTCTCTTCTAAAATTTCAGTACGTTTCTTGAAGTAAGTATCGATTGCACTTCTTAAATGTTCGTTGCCATTAATATCTTTTACAAGTCGGTTGATTTCTTTTGAGAAGTTTTTGATTTGTATAATTCCCATCTCTTGTATCTCAATCGTTTCTGTTACCTGTTTATTACCATCTTTTGTTTTAATTTCTACTTTAGTCATTTTTAAATTTCTCCTTTAAATTATAATTATAGAAAACAAGTGAGGCCAAAGCCTCACTCATTTATTCAGCAGATACATCAGCGTCGTCTTCGCCTTCTTCTACTACCACATCTTCTGGCTCATCTGGAACTGGTGCTGATACAGTTACTGTACATTTAGCTGTCTTATTACCGTCAGCCGTTGTAACTGTTATGTCTGCTGTACCTTCTCCAACAGCCGTAATCTTACCGTTGTTGTCGACAGTCGCTACATCATTATTAGATGAAGAATAGCTTACAGCTTTGTTTGTTGCTGTTGACGGTGTAACCGTCGCTGTTAAAGTATCTGTGCCATCAATGTCTAATGTTGCACTCGTTTTGTTTAATGAAACGCCTGTAACATTAACTACTGCTTTTTTAACTGTTACTGTTGCAGTATCTGATTTATTACCGTCCTTTGTTGTAACCGTAATAGTT